TCATGCATTTGCCAATATTTTAAATTCAGGCCGACCGGCATTGTCTATCGAATCAGAGACAATTACACCGGATTCATTAAGTGTCATTTTCCCAGTGTGAACAATCGTTGCACCATCTAAACACTCATACTGCATTAATGCTGCAGGGGACGGGACCATATAGATCTTGTGAAAGACCGAAAAGAATTGGTACAAATTAAACGCGAGATCCTCTAATATTTCGTTCGGAATCCAGTCACTTTCAAGCGGATACACCTTTTCTTTATCAAAGGCGATCGCATCAAACACGCTGCCATCATAATTCACTTCATTGGTGCCGTTGCTCACCTTAACAATATCATAAGCGTCGCCGTAAAAAGATTCATCGCTAATATCCCGCATGTTATCTGAGGTCAATGCTACAGTCTGCCCGGATGTAACAACATTCCCGTTTGAGTCCGACCGGCGCTGCACGCGAGCATTTTTTATAGAACTTATTTTATAGACCAAATTAAAGGAACTGCACGCTTTTTCAATGGCGCCGCGAACTTTCATTCCGGTAAACTTAGCCGTTTCAACATAGAGCGCCACAACATTTGCATAGTGATATAACCGGCCAAGAACATCAACACCGTACAGTCTGGACCCATGATCGGCCATTGTGTGCCACTTATGATACACGCCAGCATCAACTAATGTTCCGGCGTTTGAAGCGAGCAAATATAAATCTTGTCCTGCTGTGGTGAAGGCAACCGAGGTTTCGGTCGTGCTATAATGCATGGCAGAAACAAAATTATCGTTCCCGGCCACTCCGAGATCAAGAACCTCCGTGATGGTGTTCGATACCAGCGTATGCGATTTAATTTTATAGTGGGAAGGCGAACCCTCAGACATAAAAAAATACACGCGCTGTTCACTGGCGTGATAGGCCCACCGAGTGTAACCAATTGAATATGTATACTGCAGCCCATCGTCCGCCCAAATGCCGGTATCAATATCGCGGGAAATTAAATACATTGCCGCGCCGCGAAAATAGTATATTTGCCGAGTTGAGCTGCTGAAAAGAACGAAATCGTTTGATGAAGACGTTGTAACAATTGTTGTAATGGCTAACGTAGAACCGTCCACCTCTTTCACATATCCTGTGGTATCAAGATAAACCACTGAATATACATAACCACTGAGCAAAGAATTGTAATCAGAAATAGTGATCGATTGCGGGTGGGCATCTGTTATTGCAATCTCGGCACTGAGTGTATCGGTCCCAATAATGTACCGGCGAAGCTTTGTAACATTCGCGCCGGTATAATAAAAAATCCATAAGTGCCCGTTCCGGGCATTAAATAATATTCGGCGGATTCTGTAACCGGCGGTTAATGTTTGTTTCAACACATATTCACCGGTGGTCATGTTACGACGATATAATTTATTGCCAACCCCGCACCATAAATATGTGCCGTCGCTCTCCATTGCATCACGGGCCAGCGTAATGCTCGCATCATTCGGGACCAGATCCAGGAACGAGATCTTCTTTCCACCATCAGCCGTATCATATTCCAAAGCATCAAAACTTAAGGCGGTTATTCCGGCCATACCAAACAACGTTGTTAACAGGAACCGTACACCAACAGTGTAATACCAATTTTTAGGGAAGGTGTCGGCCGGAGTATCAACAATAATGTCGTCAGAAAATTCACCAGCAGCGGGTATGGTTGACTTAGCATACACCGTTACTTTTTGATCGGCATCTCCATTAATTAATGTATTGTTGCCGGTGGAAAGCGTAACCCAATCACCGTCGTCAAGCTTTGCCTGTTTATTTACACCGTCAACCTGATAGCTAATGGTGTGCACACCTTTTTTAAGAACAAAGGAGGTGATATTTGCATCAGTAACATAAAGGCTTTTGATATGTGGAAGAACCAAGCCCGACGCACCAGCACCATCTATATCTTCATCAATGTACTGAGCAACCATACTGGAGGCATGAACTTCATCCGCATAGTCCGGATAACTCCACACATCAAAGTGAACCGTATTTGCACGCTCCTGGCGTTTAACAACAAACGATCCTTTTTTCTTCTCTACCCAACCGGCAAACACAACAACAGCTTCACCGGTGAGACCGCTGAGAATATATTCCACCTTCAATTCAAGAAAATTAGCGTAGTTAAAAAAATTAGTATCCCACAAACTAATATCGAGACCAATAAGTGAAAGCTTGCTCGCGGAGAATTGGGAAAGATTGATCTCTAAATCGTTCTTAAACGTCGGGATGTTCTTTTTTGAAATGTAATTTGTTACATCAATCCACGTTCCGGCGGATAACAGCTCGGAGCGGTCCGCCGTTTTCTTTATTGAAAATTTGGGCACAACGGTCCGGCCTGCTGCGCGGGCTGCCATTAAAAATGCTGCTGTGGCCGTTAGTCTCATTGTTATGGAGTCTCGCTGATGAATGATCCGCCGGGGACGATACCGACCTTTTGAGGTTTTACCGGATTTCTAAATAGGCGGACCAGCGTTGGAATTCCAGCCTTTCTCATCTCTTCTTCAATCACAGGTTTAAGGACGTTTTGAAAATGATCTTCAGTTCCATAATAATTTCCTATCGATATACTTATTGAAACGGCTGGAACAAGATTGGATTGGCCAAATGAACCGCCGCCGTTAATGGAGGCGAGAATATTCTGATTAATCTGCGGCGCCATAATCTGACTGAGCCGAGGGGAAAGATCATCACGGAATGCCTGGATAAAATTATTCTCCGGAACAACCCACTCGGTTCCCGCTTCGCCCACCTGAAACACGCCGGGCTGTGTCACTTTAGCACCCAACGCCAGCCCCGGAATTTCTTGCTGACTGATGACGGCAATATTTGCTAACCCTGCAGCAATAGCTGTTGCTGCTACAATCGGACCGAAAACCGGACCTAAACCGAGCGGAGGAGGAGCGAGCGCAGCAGCTGCCGCTGAATAAGTTGCGACCATTGCGTTTGCAATTTGAGCTGCCTTTTGAAGCTGAAACGAGGAGCGCATTTGTGCTTTTGCTTTTTCATCCATTTCAGCATCAAGCGCTTCTTTTTTATTGGCAAACTCCTGATCAACTACTGCTCTGGCTTCGGCAGTTTCAGCAGCGGCTAAACGTTTATCTCGCTCAGCATCGAGCATCGTCTGGCGCCTTTTTTTCTCTTCGCCAACCGTTTTAACTGTTCGCTGTTGTTCCAATTGGAACAGATTACCAAATACCATGCTGATATTTGCTGTGATAGCCTGCATGCTATCAATAACAGCTTGCCGTTCCCGTTCAGTCGCTCGGATACGCATTTCCGCACCTTCAGCGGCAAGTGCCGTGAGCGTTGTTTCCAATCCCTGTTTTTTTAATAATGTATCCTGATCGAGCGCTTCTCCACGTAATTCTTTGTCAGTAATAATTTTAAGTTCGGCGTTTGCAGCCATAACTTTTCTATCATGAATCGCCTTCGATATTTCTTCTTCAGATTTTCCCAGTGACAGGCCGTACAATCGAACGCGGTTTAATATTTCCTGCAGCTGAAGTTCGGCCATTCGTTCAATAAATCTGGCTTCCTCTTCGGCCAGTCGCATCCGTTTGTCGGATTCACTTTTCTTTACTGCGGTGATCTCTTTTTCTTTTTGTTCGGCAGCTTCCTTTTCAGCCTGATTTATTTCGGCAATCCGCGTTCTGTACTTACCGGCAACGGCAACGAGAGCTCGTTGTTTTTCTTCTGCGGATGCCGTTGATTCATTGATCCGTGTTTTTTCTTCCTTCAACGCCTCTGTAGCCTCGGCACGTTGACGTGTATAATTATTCCGGATAGCAGCTATTTCAGAATCGCGGGTCAGTTTCCGAACCTCTGAATTATTGAGTAGAGAGGCGGTCACTGCTTTTTCCACTGCAACCCAAGCCTCATGATGTGCCGTGGCTATTGTAGTAAGTTCTTCAAGTTTCTTTTTTTCAACATCAATTACCTGAGCTCGCTTTACACGATCGTCCAAGGAATCTTTTGCTGCCGCATCAAGACCCTTAATCAATTGTTCTTGTTTTTGTACATTCTGTTGAGCCTCTTCATAAGCTTTTTTTGTATTGGCGGCCCAAGCCAACAGATCTTTCGTTGCCGCTCCCCGAAATTGATCACCAAAATCCTTTAACGCTTCGGTGTATTCTTTTGTTTTTTTCGTGCCGGTGTCCAGAAAGGATAATAATGCAACACTGCCTGCAACCACAGCGCCAATCATAACAGCGGTACCACCTAACGCCGGGTTCACCATCGTTAGCATACCGGCCAAACCGAACCCTGCGGAGATTCCCTGCGACATTCCTTGATTAAGTTTTTCAAGGCTTTTATTTGCAGGATCACTCGAAGAGGCAAGTTGAACCATTCCCTGAGTCAAAAACGAAATGGCTCCGAATGCTTCAAGCGCTTCACGCTTTCCTTTGTGGAGTGTAACAGCGTGATCTCCCTGTATTTTCGTTGCCTTCTCAGTGACCTTGCCTTCACCAACCCGGGCCGCACCGAGCACATCAGCGGCCGCCGCCGCGTCCGTTGAAACCGGAACGGAAGCTTTCACCTGTTTGAGATAATCATCGTATACTTTTTCCAGTTCAGAAAAGCTCGCCTGATCGATCTCCAGGTTCAGCAGCGGCTTCAGCTGCGCACCGGTCTGCTGCGTCATGGTTAACATCGATTTTAGCCCGGTCATGTACGGACTTAAATCAATTGTAAAGACGGTTTTTATTTCAGTTAAATTTCCCATTATTTATTGGCAGCTTGTTTTTGCCTGTCGATCTCTTCGTTCAAAAGAAATATTTGTTTATACACAACTTCCAAATCCTGCAGTTTTACAGATTGAAACCGGGACTTGTCGGTTCCGCACAGCGTGAAGGCTAAACGATCCTGCGGCGTGATCGCTGTATTTACTTCGTCGCTGCCTTCGGAGAAAATGCTTGCATACCGATCCCGAAGACGCCGCTTCTCTGAAAAAAATAGTTAATCACCTCGTTGGCAATTTCTCTGGAGGCCTGGGCACCGAACAATTCCTGCAGGGCCGGGATCTTTGATTCGTCAAATTTTTCACCCTCCGGAACGAGCAGAATTGACATAATCTTTGAGGCATATCCTTTTGAATAGATCCACGCATTCACCATGATCATATCCATAGCAACGGCCACTGTTGACGATTGCGTTGCCTCAATATTCTTTTTAATCTCCGATAGGTCGATCTTACTGTCGTCGCCGGATGCCAGCGCCTCAACATGGTGTTGACCTTCCCGGAGATTACCAAGAATATCAAGCGTTGATTTGTTCGTATGATTGATTGTATCCGGGCATTCGTTCATCATTTCATAAATGATCGGCGCCAGCAGTTCGTCTTGTCGCAAGGAAATTGTTGCAATGTATTTCTTATCAGAGATGATTGTTTCCATGTGGAGATCCCCGTTTGTGTTAAAGAAAAGGGGCGCGGTAGCTGCTCTCGCTCTTCGCTGCCGCGCCCCGGGTTATTTGTGAAATAGATCAGTTTGGATTACGAAAGCGTCAATGTCATCAGATCTGATTCCGATGCCGCAAAACCAGTGCCGCTAACCACACGCTTCCAGTTCTTTCCGGCCTCCTCCGGTTTCAGATCAACAATCGGTGCACAATTCTTCAGCACCAATTTCTGTGCGGTGTTGATCCCGGTAACACGAATAAAGACCGTGGTGTGCGCCGCTTCTGCAGCAATCAATTCGGTATAGACGGCCGCCGTCAAATCTTCACTGTCGAAGTTAAATTTCACTGCTTTACCGGCGCCCACATTTTTGTTCGCGGCATTCTCTTCGGTCGGGGTCGAAAACTCGATCTTCGAAGATTTCATAATGCCCGGAATTTCTGTAGCAGTGGTGAAGTCGACGTTGTCGTCATACTCTACTTTGCTGATACCGCCTTTGAATAATGTCATGGCTTAATGCTCCTTAATTATTGTTAGAAATTAGTTGTTAACAAATTCGCTTCGGTATCGGCAAACCCTTCGCCGGTTACTTTTATTGCATTATGTTTTCCTGATTCATTCATTTCAAAGTTTACCTTTGGGATGATATTGTTCAGGACTGTAACAACACCGGTCACGCCTCGCACGTTGTCAATTAAAATAGCATCGGTGAGTTCGGCGCCGGTGACCGCTTTCAGGCCAATCGATATTACACTGCCAAGCAAGGACGGATTTAAAAGGACTAAATTTACCTCTGTCCAGGTAGCTGCTGCTAAAGCGGGCAGAGGAAGTGTTTCAAGCGGAGATGCGCAATTGGCCGTATTATCAATCAGAAATACCAAATCTCCTGCCGATTTAGCAAGAGCACTCTTCACCCAGAGCCGTATGATCTTTACAGTGGTGAGATTTTTTACCACCGCCACTGTTGCAAGAATTGTGTTGGGAGCAATCGCATTTGAAAAACTCAATGCAATGCTTGCAGTTCCTTCCTTTAAATCCTCGTTGTCAACTGCCGACACAACATCGGCCGCAACCGATTCTTGCCAGGCAGCATCGCAGGCATGAACCACAATGCTTTCGGACAACGATTTAACAAAACGAAAATATAGCGGTGTGCGGGCTTCTTCGTACGCCTTCAATGCGGCATACGCGGAACCCGCAGCGTTGTCGACATTCGCATCGCGCACACTCACGTCGACTGCTTTAGCGGCAGCAACGGATTTGTTGTCCGCAAATTCCTCCGTCAACGTCTTCGGCAGAAACGACGTTCCCGCCTTCAACAGTTTGCTCAGCCTTCTCGGGTTGGTGAATGATGCATTGTCATCAAATTCAACAACCGAATAACCGCCTTTAATAATCTGCATAACGAGCCTCTTTTAATTGCTGTTAACAACAGCGCCGTCGGCGCACTTAATTTTCGTCCCACTTCAAAAATAGATTATACACAACCACGCCCTGACCGGTGAATCGATGATTGTCTCCATCATAGGTCAGCGTAACACTCTCTCCGGAGACGGATAAATTATACCCATCGTACCGTTCTCTGAGATCATCAATAATGTCATAGCACCCGCGCTGTGATTCCTTTATTGATCGAAGCGATTCTGCCCCGATGGTCAAATGAAACTCGCGGCCGTTAAGACCGCTGGCACCGTTCGCTTTCCGTTCGGATTCTGTCGGGTTCGTTCCGCCGTACCGAATAAGTACAAACGGCACACGCGGCAGGAGCGCCGATAAAAGCATATCGTCAAATTCTCTTTCGTGTGTTGCACACGTTTTAATCCCTGCAATGTTTGCAAGAACATCGGCGATCAACGCATCTTCAATATTTTTTAACTGCAGCATAATTATCTGAGTAAATGGTCCTGCATTATTTCGCCAAACGTTTGTGTGCTCTCCGGAGGGATGTATGTGTAATCCCTTTTCGGATAGTTAGCCGTATGATCACCAAGCGTCATTCCTTTTCCCCGGACATCGGATCTTCCTTTTTTGAATCGGCCATTAGCACCCCGTTTGCGAAGATAAATCTCCGAACGGGAATATCTTTTAACACTTCCACCATACGCGAGCAGCTCCAGCACCCGGGGATCGGTAATATGATCTTTGCCAACCATCGTCGGTCCGGCGGCAACAGATTTTTCGCCAACCTCTGCAATAAGACCGGTCATCAGGGTCCCTGTGTCCCGCAGCGTTTGGCCCCCTTCTCGTTTTGCTCGTTGTGATTGAACCCACGGCTCCGGACGGCCCTGAACACGAATATCTTCTTTCATTTCGGACGTCATCAGAACACCAATTTCTGTAAGCGGCTTCCGGATGTCGGATGCGTTGGCAATCAACTGACCGAAGGTGCGATTGAATTGTCTGAGATCCATTTCACCCATTAGAGGTTCTCCGGGTTGAACGGGTTAAACATGTAGACCAGATTAAGGATGTTTGATTCCACCGGTCCTTCATTCATGCCTGAAATGGTAATTGCGTTGAATTTACCGAGTTCATTTAATTGCCGGTCGCAATAGATCTCGACAGCGAAGAGATCCAAATAATAGTGCGGATGCATTGTAAAGATTCTGAAATACAGCGGAGTCCTCGCTGCCTCTGCAGCTTCAAGCAGAGTATATTTCACAGAATCATAATCGGCAGAAGTAATATCAAGTTCAGTTTTCTTCAATGCCCCAAATGATTCATCGTTTCCAAATTCTTCCGCAATTGTTCCCGGAACAATGGACGTCCCGCGCTTTAAAATACTTTTGATCTCAGTGTAATCCGTGAAGTTTACATTGTCGGCAAAAATAATATTTCGAATTCCGCCCGGGATGATTTCCATTATTGTGAACTCAAAGATTAAACTCCGGATGTAGAGCACTCGGACGATTCATTATTGATCGGTGAAACCGCCTGGCCCATACACCGGAGTAAGTGTATCAAAATCCGTTCAACTTCGTGGTGGTGAACTGCCGCTCGTTGCTCGACGTTTTAATCGTCGTGGTGCTGCTTGCCGCCGGTTCCGGATCGATGCCGAGCGATGCAATGCCTCGTGATACATCTTTTAAAAAGGCAATGGCGTCTTCATACGATTGACGGATCGGTTCCGGCATTCCCACTGTGGCAGAGCGTTTCTTAAATAAATTATACGTTGCCATGTCCGCCGATAAATTCTTTACCCGGTTCGGAACAGTCGTAAATGGAACGGAATATTTAACTCCGCAATAGCTATTGATTTCAGAATCAGCGGCTTCGATAGCATCATCAATAACCGATTGCACCACAACATCGTCCTCGGTTGAAAGCTGCAGCAGCTGCGCTTCCGAGATCCGAGCTGGCATAATGTCGCCTGCGGTAATTCCTGTTTGTGTGCAATAACTCATAATGTGTACTTTCTGATCGTTAGAGAATGTGCGCAGATATTCTCCGCGCACACCCGATTGTCTTGGGCCGGAGGGGAGGCCAGCCGGAAGACAAATATTTTATTAACCTAAACCGGTGCTGCCGTACGCAAAGTGGTACAGGCCATACCCCGCATTGTCACGCGAATCGACGCCGAAGAGGAATTCCTTGCTCATAAAAACATTCGCGTCCTTCGGGTCGTTGAGTGCAAGGAACTCAGGTTTCTTGCGCTCCTGGAAGATCAGCGGTTTAATACCATTGTTTTCAATGGTAATGAACCACGCCGTCGCGCTGGTAATCTGCGGCGATTTAACATATTCCGCCGATCCTTTATGGATGTTGTTTTCCTGCGAACCGTTAGCGACGGAAACATAATCGTTAAAGAGAATCTTTTTGGCCGTGGCTTCCAGTTCCGGACCGGTAATGAGGGTCAATTTCTCCGTACCGTCAAAGATCGCTTCGCCGGTATCATCCTTCATGCGGCCAATCGATGCAAGGGCTGCGGCATAACTCGTCGGACTAAGAACAGCAGTTGCTTTATTCGATCCGCCCTGGTGATCTGTGGCGAAGAATGCTTTGCCATCATAACACAAAGCGGTGAAGCCGTCATTAAGAAGCTTGAACACGATTTGGTCGGGATGTTTTTTCGCCGAACCACCCATTGACGAAAACAAATTGGTGAACAGTCCGAACGTATCATCTTCAATATCGTTCCGGGGAACAGCGACCGTTGATTCCCAATCCTTATTTTCAATGGACCATTTAAAGCCCTTCAGATTGGAAATTTTCCGTTCTTTGATCCATTGACGCATTTTGGGAAACGCGCCGATCCATTCGTGAATTTCTGTTTTTGTCGTAGAGGGGACCACCATTGCAATTTTGGTATATTGCGGTGTGGCTTCAGAAAATGCCTTATTGAAAACGGTTTTGAACGTCGTATACAACGACGTCAATGTTGAGCTGTTGACCACCAACCCAACCACGAACGCACCGCCAATACCGTACAGAGCGGACGGGACCGAATATCCCTGGCCAGCAAATGCCGGAACAACCGACATGACGAGGAGAGAGAAAATCCCGATCATCATTCCGATTGACTTGTGAAAGAATTTGTTCAACATAACAAGTATCTCCTTTTTTGGTGAATGAATAAAAACAACTTTGATCGCAAAGCAATCGCCATCCCCTTTACGAGCGGGGATGGCGGATTATTAATTTTACGTTTTGATAATTCCCGCGTTCCGGAGCGCCGTGAGCAGTGCGTTAAGCTTTGTTCGCAGCACGCCAAGATCGACAATCACTCGGTCGTTAAATGTTTCCTGTGTTGCCAAACGAGTATCAACATCTGCCTTAGAAGCAGCGTTGCTTCCCGCACCGTCAACACCAGTGACAACCGCTAAATTGGTATCAACCACGGTTAACGCAGCTGCATCGGCAATTGCAATGGCTGCCGATACTTGCTGCAGGGTGAAGTCCTGTTCCACCCATGCGGATGTTGAGGAAACAACTTCGCTGATGACACCGGCAAATACTTTGTTCGTCGAACCGGAAGCGATACCGACCGTCTGATCATCCAGAACAAATACTGCATCACCAACATTAGCCGCCGTCAAACCGGTTGCATCCCAATTAAACGTTCCGCGCTTAACAGTAATGCTCAGATCACCGCTGGAGCCGTCGGTATTATCAATTTGCTCTTCAGCCCGGCCAACAAAAATTAATCCGGCCGTATCAGCTGCAGGAACGGCATACCCGTCGGCGTCAACGCACACCATACTTCCGGCATAAATTTTTGTGGCTGCTTTCACGCCATACGTTCGGTACTGACCTGGACGCTCTTCTGTTGATCGATCTTCGGCCAGCGCTGCCATTGCCAGAGAATATGCACCCAGCGTTGATGCCATTAAATGGTCCACCGTCATTGCCACGCCAATCAGCAACAAAACAATAATGCGAGGACCGGAGTAAAGCTTTGCGAATGTTTCACGCAGATATTTCATAATTCAAACTCCTTTTATATTGTGATAGATAATTGATACAACATTATTTCAGAAGAAGATCCCGGCATTTCTGCCGGGATACCGATTACATTATTTTCCGTGTTTTTTGATGTCATCTGCAGTTACACCGGCCATTGCTGCAATCCTGATCGTTTCCGGATCGGCGGCGGGGTCTTTCGCAGTGATCGTTTTTGTATCGATCTCATTCAGCGGCACAATGGAAAAGTCGGCGCGTTTTTCCAGCCGCGCACCAAGATCCTTTAATTCCAATTTATTGCCGGTAACATCGGCGAGCAGATCATCGACTTCATACGCAGCAACGGCGCCGCGTGCAACATGCTTTGCAATAATCTCTTTTGCATCACGGGTCTTCAGCTGCAGGGCCAGTGCATCGTGATCGGACTTCTTTACGTAGTCTTTCAGATCGAACTGCTGTGATTGACCTTTATCCTTTGCAGCAACAATCACCTGTTTGATTGAATCGACAGAGTCGGTTGGCTTTACACCCAGCTCCTGCAGGATCGTGTTATACTTCAGAGCAAATGCCTTCACGTCGGCAACCGGAGTTTCATCGGTCATACCGAGCTCGGTCATGGCGGCTTTGTACTTGGCAGCGACGGTCGATGCGGAATTCTTCCAGCCTTCGATCACCTTTTTGACATCTTCGAATGTTGCTCCGGCAGCCAGGCCGAGCAGTTGCAGAATTTGTTCTAACATGGTTGTATCTCCTTTTGTTGGTTGTGAAATAGTATCGGTTAAATAAATAATTGTCGGTACTGTATTATCTTTTGCGGTGATCGGTTTAATGCTGTCGATAAACGGTTCATTCGTCAGCGCAACATTCACCAATCGCAGTGGAACCCGGACACCGGTTTGTTTATCCGGAGAATTATAGACCAGTACCGGTGAGAGATACCGGTATTCCTTGTTCCGGATATATTCTGCTGCTTTCGCTGTCCATTCTTTTACCCGGGCATAGAGGCCATCGTCTTTAAGATAGATGTCGGATTCAATCCATCCGGCCGCCGGTGCCTGTGAATCGTCGCCGGTTTGATGTTCGTAATCGATCACCAGATCTCGGGAGGGAAAGCGCTGTTTCAGTGAGCGATGGTATTCAACAGCTTTGGCTGCGAGCTCTTTGGTTATCTCAAACTCAACAAGCGATCCGTCGTCCGTGGTGTAGCCTTTCCATTTACCAAACGGTGCAACCATAATCTCCGTTGGGATACCGGATAACTGCTGCATGTCCGTTGCACGGACCACCACCATCGTATTGTCTTTGAGTTTAATTTTCATGCACGCTCTTATGTGTTTTGTTTTTGCGGGTGTTGCGTTTCTCGATCAAGAAATCAACGAACTCATCGTTCGAATACAGATCCAAATAAAATTTTGACAAGAGCTCTTTGAAAAGGATCTTCCGCAGGGCTTCCCAGAAAAAGAACAGATTTACGATCAACGAAATGATGATCACTAAAAAGATCAGAGCAACGATAAGCACGGTGTCTATTCCTGGAATGAACAGCAATGAATTGATGCTTGCAATTATAGAGCTGATCGCCGCGATGTATTTTGGTGTAATCATCACTCGTTACCGTCATTTCCGAGCGCTGCATTCAAAGCGGCGATCTCTTTATTGATGGTTTCAAGTTCTTTGCGCTTTTTTGAAGCTTCTCTCAGCAAGAAAATTGCTTTGGTATAATCAATGGTTTCTACATACCTGTTTTCCGCATCTCGAATGCCGAGGTGGTCCTGCCGGACGGACCGGATAATCGCATCAATGTGAATTCGAATATTGGTTTGCTGCTGCACCAGCAATGTCCGTTTACCAATTCTTTGTTCACGCTCTGATTGAGCGGATAATTCAAGCGAGTCCATAGATTATCCTTACAATTTATATCGGCGCATAATGCCGATCAGTTTTGTCGTGTATTCATTATCCTCGGCATAAATGCCAAGCGCCCGGGCAAAATTCTCCGGCGAAGAAGTATAAAATGCTGCGCGATAATGTTTGGATGATGATAGATATTTCCCATGTGCATCAAAGCATTCTGCAATGTTTTTATAAACGGTGAACTTTAAAGTTCTTTTGTTCCCAATCTTTTCCGTGCGTATAACAAAGGATCGCAGCTGTGAGTATTGCATTGTTGCATTATAGGTGTGCCCAAAATAATTACTGACGCCGAGATTATTTGTCCCCCAAGAACTTTCTAATGCCCACTGTGCCATTGTTACTGCCGCCGGAACCTTGTACCGTCCCTGTACCATCAACGCCAGCGATCTGATGGTGTCCGGGAAAAAACCAAGTCTGGCCACCGGCAGTTCTTTCCGGGCAGACATCTGTGCGGAGAAAGAAGTGTCGGGATCTATAATAGAGTCTTCGTCGGAAATCCCGGTCCAGTCCGCAATAATAAAATCAACAATCCCGTACGCTTCGTGCACAGATTCATTCGCTTTTTGGTACGTGTATATCCGGGCGACGGAAAAGCCGATGATTATTCCGGCGAGAAGCGTTCCAATAAGAGGTTTGATATTATTCATGTTATCGATTCAATCCGGGAATTGAAAAATCAAATAAATCAATATCCATAGAGCCGGTATTGCTGCAGTATATTTCGTGCTTTAATCCGGTTGTAGGAATCCTTAAGGTGTGTGTGGCAACCAGCACACTATCAATGAAAAATTTTATGCTTAATCCGTCCGGCGAAACAACAAATTCAAAAGATTTAAATGAGGTCGATTGTGCTATACCAGTATCCGTTGATTCAGTTCCATCGGCGGTGACCGATTCGGCAAACCAGTTACCCGCATTGGTGCACTTAAAAAATATTCCATAAGCAGGTGTTCCGTTAATGGTTTGTGTCATTCCAAAACGTAACACGCGGGTTCCCGCTACATTGGCCAATGCAAGTTTGTAGCGCATGTTCGGAGTGTTGCCGATATATCCAACCGTTGCGCCGGAAGATCCGCCGGGCAATAGATACATCACCGCGCCAGGTCCCGCGACAGAGAACCGTAAAATCCCAGGCCGACCGGCAATTGCACCATACGTATCGTAAGCAATGGTTGGCGTTCCGCCGGTTCCGGTAAACCACCATTTTAATCTTCCCACTGTTCCGGTGGAAGTATTGCCGGTATCAAAATCATCGAACAGCTCGGTATATCTTGAATTCCGTCCAAAGCCTTGTGTATTAGGGAGTGAAAATGTTAATGGAGTAGTGCCCAACACTATGGTCCCTGCTGTCGTAAGCATAAAAATACTTCCAGCATATATGGCGCCTGCGTTTACGGGAACAATAATGCCACCCACCATCTTTGCACTGGTATTGGCATCAGCGGTGCGTGTAAGAACAAACGGTTGGGCTCCATCTCCAACCTGAGAAACTTCATAAGGACCACTCTTTAAATCCGTATCGACGGCCAACAAAATTCTATCACCGACGTCTAAGGATATTCCATCCTGTGTCGGGATGGCGCCGTTGGCGTTTGCGGTGATCACGCCGTTGTTATATGTGTTGGCCGGGAGAGCGGTGGTGATAGCAACTCGAACCGCGTCTAACACCAATCCATTTTTTGTTAATTGATTGCGAGAACCACCGGGCGACACAATAATAGATGTATAGGATGCTTCTCCGAATTCGACCAATCGTTTTCCAGATCCAACAATGACATTTTCTGCATAAGAACCGGGATACACCAAAACAAGATCCAAACCAGATGACGCATCCAATGCTCCCTGCACAGAAGCATATCCCTGCGATTGTCCGGATTCTTTCAGAAGTATGATTTTTGAATACATAAGTAAGTTGAAAAACGATTAATTGATTTATTATGCGGCCAGCTCAACACCCACGTCTTCCAGCGTACGATCGATAATGTATTGATCGTCATTCCCCCATGCGTCGTAGGCGGCCCCTTCAATGTGGTGCTGCTTTACGCTTGCCTGTGCGGGATCTCCGTCAACGGTATATACTTTTGATTCCCACGACGCGGAGCTGTTCAGCAATGCTGTGACCGGGCTGATCTCCAAACGGTTGTAGGTCTTTCCAAAGACTGTCACGGGTACAATGTTGTATGACTGCATAGATGTATCTCCTTATGATTAGATTTTAATTATTGGCGGACCGCCGACCAGTGTAAGATCGTTTCCGTTACCGGAGATGTCGCGTCCCTGGGAGCGCCAGTCGTAGCTTGCGACCACCGTACCGCCGGGATAGGCAGTTTTATACGGTTTGCTGGAACGGAAGCGATTGTATGCGTCCGCGATGATGGATGCACCGTTATCAGACGGTAGCCCGTTTTGGAAAATGATCAATTGAGTAGGGTATTGGTACCCGTTGAGACTATTTGACCCTGCACCGTCAGCTCCAACTGTTAGCTGTGTAAGTCCGGATATATTTCCCAGCGTTGTCATTGCAAACGATGAAACGTCTACTCCATTTACGCCTCCGACCATGTTCCCCGACTTATTAAATACAGCAGAAATAAATATTTTCGTATTGGCGGAGAGTATCGCCGAGCTTGATGCAATGGGCGCCCCTACTCCATCGCCAGCGTTGAGCCTTAAAACTCCAGAGTTAAAATAAATGCGATACCCGAGCGTTGCACCGCCTTGATTTATTTTCGTTGAGAATATTGTTTTGAGAGTTGTAATGTCGCTGGTTTGAAATCCTGTTAAGACAATCGCATCATACGCCTGTCCGAGATATGCATCGTCGGCGTACAGCACATCTCCCGCAGAGGATGTGGAGTGTATTACTCTAACACTAATACCAGTTTGCGTCCCTGGTAATTGTCCGTTTAGCACAATACCCGTCCATGTATCCGCCGTAAGTGTTGTGCTTGCGCTTCCAATTATTGTCCCGGTCGTCTGATCAATAATTCGGAAAATCACAGTTTTAGAAACATTAGCAGCAGGTGCATAAAGCCATATTACTGCCGTTTGTTTATTTGTTGTCGCGTCCGAAATTATATCCGCATAAAAAGATGGGTTTGCTGTACCGTTGTAAGCACACTTTAACGATCCTGCGCCGGTTCTTTTTATTCCCGTCTCGTGCGTTAGCGTTGCATTAGCTAAAGCGTTCCACCCCGTTATACCAGCATCAAACGTCCCGTTGCCCAATACATTCGGTCCGTTCAAGGCAAGATTCACAGGATTTGATCTTGTGCCGTACTGTGAAGATCCATTTAAGGCGACCACATTGACCCGCTTCATCGCAGCAACTCCATGTAGAGAGCTCCTCATTATCTCAGCTCCGCTCCAACTACAATGCGAATCAGCGATCCGCTGGCGGGGATGTATCCGGTTTGGGCGGTCATCACAACTCGGAAGTATAACCGCTTGCTTGCCGCTTCGGTGACAAAGGGAACGGCAATGTTATCGATGATGGCCATCGCCGAGTCACTCCCGGTGCCGCCTGTGCTGAGCAGGACCGTACCGATCCGAGTGCCGTTGGCATAATTGGCGGCCAGTAATGTCTGTTGCGCGTTGTCAAGTATTGCGGCAAACGGAGTGGAGTACATGTACACGTCGAACTGGGCGTTGGTGACTGTGGTTGAATTGATCAGGAGTTTCAGCCAGTTGATATATCCGGATTGATTATTCACATCCGTCACATCCATCTGCAGCATCTTTGCGATGGTCCCGCCGCTGGTGTAGGCGTTGACGAATGTAACCGGGATCGTGAAGTGGGTGGCGTCAACTTTGGTGATGAACGCTGATACGTTCGCTTCGGTCGTTCCGACGATGCTTGCCAGCGTAACATAGTCGCCATTAAATAGAGTCGTGTCGATAACACCGGCCGCAACTTCAACCAAGCACAAACCCGTTACTGCCTGAGCCGTTACCCCAACCACCGCTACGTTGCACCCTACTATATCATTGGTAGCGTATGCGTTAGTATCTGCCGGTCGCTTGAGCTGCGCCGTTTTGATTACCACCCGGCCTGAGCGTGATACATTGCCTGCATCATCGACCATTTGAACAGGGAGAACCTCTGTTGCCGGTGTTCTGGCAGTGTTCGCTGCAGACATATCTTGCGAAACTACTGCGCGAACTTTTGCGAACGTACCATCTCCCATGTCTTTCCATAATTCTTGTAACTGTGCATCGTCGGGTACTTTGCGAATTTGATCAGACATTTTGAATAATCTCCATTTAATTTATGTCGTTAAGAAAAATTTATTCGCGCAAATTCACCAAAATACTTTTTAGCTGCGTTATCATAAGCCATCGCAGCCTCCATGGGATCATCATAATCACCCAGACGGAATTTTACTTTGTCCACAATAATCTGACTCCGATATTTATTATGTGTCTTATCCCAATAAACACCTTTATAGCCGGACTTATTAATTTTCTGAATAGATGCTTTCTGTAGTCTATTGGTGTGCGAACCAAAAATTAAATTATTACGCCGGAAATCGAAACAATTATTGTTCTTGTGCATAACTAAATCCTTACTGCCCGTTAAATATTTCCCAAGGGTTTGTAGTGTCCGCACATCATTTATTTTAACATTACGTACTACGCCGCCACTATTGGTCAACCACCAATTAAATTGCGAGATGCTTTTGTAATCCTCTTCATCTATTAATATTATCTCTCCCTTTAATAGTGAATATTGCATTGCTACTTTTGATGAAGAAAAACGTTTAATAGTTTTTCTAAATAATTCGCAGCACAAGTAAAAAAGGTGAATAATATTAGAAGTCATGACATGTTTAAAATAAAAAACGCCCCGATCTCGAAGAGCAAAATATCACTCTTCAAAATCGGGGCGTCGAAGTGATGCCGCGATAGCTATGTGTGTTGCTCTACAAAATCGGGGCGCCTTATGATCGGTTAGCCGCGATGATTATGTGTGTTGCTCTACAAAATCGGGGCGCCTTATGATCGGTTAGCCGCGATGATTATGTCATTACAAAAATAACTTTATCTATTGGTACTGTCAAGAACAATTTGTGAAATATTTTATCAATCGAGTTAATTTCAAAAAGAATATATTAATGCCAAATGTTGGCCATCTGTTCGTATCTCAACTCGCTCAAATGTAAAGGGCAGCAAAGAAATTCCTGTAGCCAAAAAAATGCTGCCCAAAATTTGCTTTCTTAGTTTCGCCTTTTTATAGTCAAAGCCGAGTATCTTCTGGCTGGCTGGTGTCGAGGCATCTAATATATCTTGATATTCTGATGCAGTATAAAAATAGTCGAATGAAAGTCCAAAGGCGAGAATCGACACAGGTAATAGGTATAAATTTGGATACGAATATTGAATTCTCGGACTGATAGAAAATGGTTTAGTTAAAAGAGAATCTTTACTTGTAGGTGATAATTCATCATATGGAAATCGTTCAATAAATATTTTTTGCTCTGTGCCATAATTATTAGTTTCAACTTTATATATGCTAATTAATGGTATTTGTTTGATCCCTTCGCTTGAATTAAATCGAACATAGACATCAACAGTATCAACTATTTTTACATTGCGGAATACAATTCCATTGCGAGTATAAATATCATCAGCTCGAAGGTTTGAAACAAATACAATCAATATTAATATTGCTATTATTTTTATCATCTCTTTTGTGGGGGTTTCTTTTTTAGTGTATTGAGATCATTGATGATTCTTGGTTCTGATTTCAACGATTGTTTTTTTTCTGTTGATTCCTTCTGCATGGCGCGTTTTACTTGTTCCGTATTTTTTGGGTCTCGATAATATTGAACACCATATTCAACCAGGAGAATTGCCTTTTTAAGGACATCGCGGGCGGGATGCTTACTACCCGGATCTGCTTTAATATGATTTGCTTGAATCATTCCCTTTACAAGTTCTGTTACTGTCTCTTTGTGTGTTGCCCCCATTATTTTCTCCGTTTAATAATCGATTTAACAAAATACAATTTTACTTTTGATTTTGGAAGAATAATTGGTGTGTGAAGAGGATTATAGGACAATAGAATAGCATTACCATTCTGCTCATCATATACTTTTAAGGCCCCGGCATGTTTTGTCCATAGCGCTGCAACAAGATCTCCAGATTTTACTTTTATTGAATCGGTGATTATTGCATAATCACCAACGTTAACAAAAGGTATCATGCTTTCACCATTTTCCTTGCTAACTTCTAATACAACATCTTTCTCGGGATTAAAATCTATTGACATCCACTCATGCCATTCACTGCGGTCTGTTATTTCTCCAAGTCCCGCTGGGACAGTGGCAACAAGTCTTAATTGAGGATTTATGTTAAAGTGTTGATTGGATTCCTTAATACTCAATGGTTCAATAGATAAATCCTTCGTGTAACTATATACTTGACCCAAATATTTCTTTTTGCCTTCACCTGTTATAATCCATTCGAGAGCATACCCGGTTTTATTAGAAATGGAAACAAGAAATTTAAGATCGGGTTGTGACCGCCCACTTTCGTAGTCAGAAACGCGGCTGCGCGAAGCACCGTGCTGCTCTCCAAATTCCTCCTGGCTTAAATCACCCCGTATTTCAGCAATTCGGCCGCCTATTCCATCTGCGTATTTTTTACTCATTTTTCCCTTGACACATGCGTAAATTCTACGCATATTCACTTTAGTAGTATTTAGAACTAATAAAGAATAATAAAACAATGCCCAAAACACAACCTAAAGACCTTCATGAAGACCTTCATGCAATTGACCGCAGAATCTTACGCAATATCATGTGGGAAAATAGGATAACGCAAGACTCGGTGGCAAAAAGAATTAAGCCCCGGGTAACACAAAGAGCCGTTTCAAAAGCTCTTCGCGAGGGTAGTCGATTTTTACTTCCAAAGATTGAATCTGTGGTTAATAAAATTTTAGCGGGGAAATAATGAACAGCACTTCGGCAACAATTAAAGAACTGATGAGTTACGAAACACTTTTGGTTTCCAGGAATGGTGACCAGCTGTGGAGGTTTACGGATGGATTTGACGGCAAACCCCGTTTTAAAGTGTTTGCGAACGAGCCGAAAATTAGGACCCAAATAAAAAATTGGGAAGAGTCGAAACCGGGCGCGGATTATTTTATTGATGGGAAATATTATGCGACCGATTACATCGTTCCAAAAAAATATTTGAACAGGATTGCCAAACTGTTGGAGTTCGATCTTCAGAAAAACGCACCTCGAAAACAGACGGAAAAGCAAAAAGCGGCATTTGCCAAATTTCGCGCTGCGCGGGTCAATCGGCAGCAGGTGGCCATGGAGTTCACCCCGGCTGTTAAAGCGTCTTAAAACGCAAGTTTGGGGTCTAAACCCCCGTACGGAAACTTCCCAACATTTAAACCAATGAAAAGCATAGAACTTAAAGTAAAGATGAATACAGCCGGATACGGATACCGTTCTTGTGCAACGATGATTCGAAAAGAGACCGGGGCTAATATTCATTTTACCGACGTGTATAATTTCGTGAACCGCAAACATGAAAAGCTTGGACGCTTAACAAAGAAAACTATTCGAGTTTTTTTTATTTCAAAAGGTTGGATCGCTGCACCAAAAAAACGACAAGCCCCCGTCTGTCGCCGCTGTGGTCTGAAATATCCTACACGCAAGTTCACTAAAAAGAATTCTGTGCACAAGCATATTCCTCCTACAAAATAATCTCATTCATGATCACACTTGAAAAAATATTGTATACGATGATTAAGGGATGGGAAAACGAAGAACGCTTGCGTCGTGATGATTATGCTTTCGATGCATTTGAACACCTCTCGGATAAAATCGGCCACAAAAATTCGTCTACGCTTCGAAAGATGTGCGGTCCGAAATCGTCGCGGGCCGGTGCGAAGCTTGGTATTGAAGACGCAATGATTCTTATGACAGAAATGAATGATTACCGCCTGCTGGATTTTATCCGTGAAGAATTAAAGCGGCGCAAAAAAGAAAATGCACAATTAGATTTTTTCTCTAAACCTCAATCGGAGTTATGAACCAACACTCTCACATAGAACTTCCACAAGTACCAATAGGTCGAATCACACCAGAGGTGATCTCGAAAACCGATTTGATGCTGAAACTTATCGCGTGCGAAACAAACATCCGCGCTGCCGAAGAACAATATGCCAGGCTGATCGGTGTAACATCGGCAAACCTTCGCCTGCAGAAAAAGGAATTGCGCAGAATATTTTCGATTCCGGATCGCGCATCGATCAGTCACCTGGTCAATCATCCGCAGATTAGGCATGCAATTGAATCTCTCTTTTTGAGAAAGGAACGGACCGACAAGCTGCAGCTGCGGGGCGCGAAAGATCTTGACGTGATTATGCCGACCGGAGAAGTTGTTTCGGTGGAGAATTTTTTGAAGGCGCTGTATCCGAACGAAAATGTTAATGCCGTTAGCTGCTACCGGGCTTTAACGGCTCGCTGCAAAAATAAAAAAGTAATTAAGCAAGATGGCACCGAAGCTTCACTGACAGATCTACCAGCGGAAGGATCGGTTGTCCGGTTCCTCCGCCAGTGGAAGAAAGAATTTATATCCGTGCGCCGTGCCCGGGCGAAGAAATCCGATTGGGAAAAACAGCAACAGCAATTTGTTACGCGAGATGTCACCCAATATGCACCCGGAGAATTATGGATTGGCGATCATACCGAGCTCGACTTTATGGTGCTGAATGAACAAGGCCGGCCGGACCGCCGATGGATTACCGCGTTCATTGATATTCGAAGCGGTCTTCTGGTTGGTTACCATCTTTCATGGCAGCCAAACTCTCAGACAATTGCAATGGCGTTCCGCAACGGCGTGCTCGGCTCACAGTTGAAAGCATTCACGGCCGAGAATCAATATAAAGATGTTCATATCGTTTCGGTGCCGGATACCGTGATGCTCGATAACGGAAAAGATTATCGCAGTAAGTTTACGCAGCGGCTGCTTGGTCGCATTGACTTCGACGATAAAGCTCGCCTCTCTATTCAACGCATTACAAAGCTGCACTACACGCTGCCATATCACGGTCAATCAAAAGCGCAGATGGAGCGATGGTTCGGTTCATTCCAAATGATGATCAAGAACCTTCCCGGGTATAAAGGGAACGTGTACAGCAACAAACCGGATTCGCTGAAAGAAGATCTTAAGCAGAAACAACTTCTTTCCGTGGAACAATTTGATGCAATGATCGCGCTGGCAATTAATGCAATCAATAATCGGATTAAGAAATCGTTGAACAATGAATCACCGCTGCAGCATTACCTGACGCACCAAACGGTTCAGCGGGGTCTCGACATCCGGGTATTGGATTTCCTGATGATGCGATCCGAAAACAAAGTAATTCAACGCTGCCAGGTCCGGTTGAAGAACGCTGAATATTATTCCGAGCAGCTGATGGCGTTCAACGGTAAACGGGCCGATGTCTATTATGATCCGCAAGATCTCGGATTCGTCAGCGTGTATGTTGACGGCGAGTTCGCGGCGGTTGCCTGCAATAAAGAGGCTATCGGTAAAGATGAGAGAGGGTTCCAGCGCATTCTTGCCGACCGCACGCGCAGCGAGAAGGATATGCGGGATGAAATTAAACAGTTCCGGGCCGGAGTGTCGGCGACCGATGCACGCATGATGCTACTGCATGGCGAGCTCTCCAATACGGCGCCGGTCGATGCAGCGCTGCTGGCCAAAGAGACCGGTTCAATGACCATTCTTACCGGCTTTGAAGAGCAGGCAAAACAGACGCAGCAAGAATTAGATCAACATAAAGAGTTCGTTGAAATAGAACGTGAATCAAAACGACGCGCCAAGAAAAAACCAATCACCATGTCCATGATCGGAAATATAAAATAATTCCAATAGGGGATACGTATGCCGCAAGAAACATTACAGCTCATTGAAAAATCATCCTTCACCTCGGATTCACCGGCCGAGGCGCTCAAGTTTCTGAAAGCGGGACTTGAAAGCGGAAAGATTAAAACCCGAGAGATTGAAGTGTTCACAACATTCAAAGCTCCGACAATCTCGCAGGTGCTCAATGGAAATTATGGCGCCGATCCGCAGGCAATCACCGATGCGCTGGTCAGGTTCTATCAGTCATGGATGACCAAACAATATGTTGTTAAGACCGAAGCGGTGGAAGAGATCTATGCAACACTCATGCTCTGCTGGAAACGCAAAGCAATCGGGATGATACGCGGAGATTTTGGAAAAGGAAAGACCAAGGCATGCCACAGCTTCTGCGGTGATTATGAATTCGCCCGGTTCGTTCAGCTGAATTCTTCCACCAATACGATTTCCATTCTTCACAGAATTGCTGATGCCATCGGTCTTAATTCTCTCACCGGTTCGAAGGAAGATAAACTTCAGGCAATTATTCGGCACCTGAAACGCAAACCATTAATGCTGATCATCGATGAAGCCGATGAGCTCAATCCGCGCACGCTGGCAATCCTTCGAGATATACACGGCGACGGTGAATATTGTGCTCTGGTAATGATCGTCACCCACCGCTTCGATAAACTGATCACTCGGCCCGAGCTCGGATACCTGCGCAGCCGCATCACTATAAAGAGAGAGATCCGGGATACATCGTTTGCAGAAGCAAAAAAGATCATGGATTTCTGGAGCCACAAGTTGAAAAAAGCGGACATGGAAAAAGCATATTCATGGTCGAACAAACAATACTCGCTCAGATCGCTGGTGGCTTTAATGAACCGGGCATACGACGTTGCGCAGATGGATGGGAAGAAATCCATCGACAGCGATCACCTGGAAGAAGCATACAGCTGGATAGTGGACTAATTATGGAAAAAGAATATTACAGAGACTTAGCGTACCAGTACGACGGCGTAACATTCAACGGATTTCAGAATGTACCCAACGGGAAACCGATGCCGATGTTTACACACCTGAAATACGGGACGTTTGTTCTTCAAAATAATGAAACACTGGACGAAGCAATTGAACGTAAACGGATTCAATTCCAACAATGATCACTGGAATAATAAAAACGATGCCGCACAAATTTATCTATGATGAATATGGATATGACAACTTCATCAATGATTTTGTCCGGCGCCCAAATGGAAATGATGGATCGTGTTTTCTGTTCACGTTATCGTCCGTACCGAAATATGATGTGCTTCATTTCTATTTACTCTATGACGGGTTTATCCGTTACCGTGGGAACATCGCAAAATTTGAAGGACCACGGACTATTGTTTTCCCCGGCCGCCGTGTGGTGAAGGGGCGAGCATGGGCATGGATCACCGGACCAGTTATCCCGGCGCCCGGGGAGATCCCAATGAAGGGATTTCAGGGATTCAGATATACGGAAGGTCTATTCTAATGGCAAAACAAAATCATAAAACCTACATGCCGGTGGCAACCTGTCTTATCTGCGGTTGTACAGATAATAGTGCCTGTCACGGATCTGTTAATGGTGCGCCGTGCTACTGGGTGTTTGTTGATTACTCACAGGAGATCGGCGTTTGTTCAGAATGCGTTGAGTTTGTTCAAGCACTTCGCAAGGGGACGTTAAAAGAATTTGCAGAACGAAAGCTGCGGTATAAAAAATGACGCGCACGGAAGGATAAGTCTAATGTTCACTGTAAAAATATTTTTTCTCGACGGAACCGACGATACTATTACCTGCGAATCCTGGGAAGTTAAAGACGATTGTCTAAAACTATATACAGCACGATATAGGGCCTCATATTATCCCTTACAATCAATTAAACGGTTTGACTCGAGCAGAGCATGACACGCACCGAAATCAATAAACAGATCGGCATTCTGGTACACGCGAAGCTGAAGCTTCCGGAGGATCATTACCGTACGATCGTTCACTCTATTGATAACAACAGCGGCGGGTTCGTACGGAACTGCGATGATGAAATGGCGAACCTTGTGTTGATCCATCTGCAGCAATTGGCTGAGAAGAAGTTCTCCACCCATGAAGTGATTAAACAAAATGACCAGGAGAAATTTATTGCCCGGTTAATGGATTATTTAAAATGGAACTGGACCAATACATCGCGGTTCATTTTTAAGATCACCGGGAAACATCACACCAGCAAGTGCAGCACTTCCGAGCTTTCCAAAGTGATCCGTGGAATGGTTGCCATCATTGATAAAGATATTGCCTCCGGAAAGATTGTCCTCTCCGGAGATACCAAAATGAAGTATTACCGCTACACAAAAAATCACAGATCAACAGCTGAGGCAGAAATGCCCTGCGCAAACCAATGAGAAAGGAGCTTAAAATGCAACTAACACCAATTATTGTTCTGACAGTGGCAGCAGTAATTCTTGCGCGGTTAGCGGCGCGTCACTTTCAAAATGTTGACGCTGAAATGTCCGAGATGTTGGCCGACAGTAAGCGGACCGATATGCTGATGCAGGAAGCAATGCAGCGGTACCCGGCGCATTCCAAACTTGGCGCCGTTCAGCAGTATTATTTCGATCTGGAGAATCATATTCAAACGCTTCGCCATAACGCGCTTAATACGGATGTGGTTGAAGCGTTAAAGTCCGTTTTGCGGGACCGGACTCTGCTGCTGCAGGAGATCTCCCGGATGATTCATTTGGAAGTGGAAAACAATTCGAAGTTCAGCGTTCTAACGGCAGCACGGGTTTAATTCAATTATCTATAACAGGAGGCACACAATGGCATCGGCATTAAAACAATACGCGGAGCATTTGAAGAAAGCAGCAGAGCACGAAGCTGCAATGAAGGCGCTGCGCAAGGAGGCAAAAAAGGAACTGAACGCAATTCCCGATAAGATTACGACGGTCGGCGGAGTGAAGTTCCACATGACACAGAAGTTAAAAGAAACCATCTATCCGGAGAGCGTTCAGAAAATGCTCGATGATTTGAAGGCAAAGCTCGATGCACAAAAATTGAATGCCGAAGAATCCGGACTGGTGGAGAAAAAATATACAAAGACTTTTGACGCCGAAATTCTGGCGCCGGATGAAAAGGCGTGATGCGTTTTGTGGACTGCGCATAACGCTGCAGGCCGCGTGTGGTGCCATCGACTCATAATCGATTGGATCGGGTTCGACTCCCGGGCGGCCGCTACGAAAGGGGATGAACAATGAAAAAATTGAAATGCGAAGATTGCGGTGAAGAATTTATCCGGACAAAAGGGAAACGCACGCGGTGTGTTCGCTGCCACGCAGCACATAGAGATAGACTGAGCGTGCTTTACTACCAAAATAAAACAGGACGCAAACCGCGCAGAGAAGCATCAAGTCAAGAGCAATGGAACCGTCTTTGGAACATTCATTTAGGGGTGCACTGGTGAACACAATAGAGAACGAAAAGTATCAGCAGATCTGCACGGAAGCCGGGGTTGCGTTCATTGAAGCAGACGGCCAGTATGTATTCTTTCAGGATACAATAACAAAGGAACGGCTGTCGGTAGAAAAATCGAAGATCAATAATCCCCGCGTTCAGGCAATTGTTGCGGTGGCGCGGAGGAAGTATCCGAAGGATCTCGAAATGGTGTCGGATTTCACGGATGCCATCCGGTTTCTGACAAATAAATATCATGTCGTTCCTCCGCGAACAATCTCCGACGCAGCTGTTGCTGCAGCTGTGGTCATCACTCAATTTGTTAATGAACAGAAAGAACAGAATGAAAAACGTGCCGCATAAACCACATACCCCGGTAGAAACGTATCTGCAACGCATTCGTGATTACTATGCGAAACATGGTGTTGCACCAAAGTCTGAAGCGTGTGAACGCGGTCAGTCAACCAATAAACACCTGGTAAAAATTTACGGCAGCTGGCAAAAAGCCGTTGAAGCGGCAATCGGGATCGGCACCAATTACCGATTGCTCACCGATGACGATGTGAAACAGATCGTCCGGCGGATGCGGGATGAAAAAGGACGATTTCCACACATTGATGATTTTACCCGGAACGATCAGCAGCTCATCGATAAGCGGTTCGGAAACATTACTCTCGTGAATGAAGCAACATTCAACGACAGTATTCGCCTTCGCATTCTCGTTGTGTTGCAAGATCTTTCACCGGCCGGTGTAGACGGCGCCACAACGCCGGAAATTCACCATCTGTTAAACAAGCGGGGCTATCAGGTTCCGGTCTTTTCCGTACGGGGTCTGCTGGAATACTCCAGGAAGCAAGGTCTCATTTCAACGAACAGGTTGGACAAAGTTATTCTCTGGTCACTGACCAATGCCGGAAAACAATTTATCAATCAATATAAGGCCAGCGGCCTAAAGGGGAAGAAAGATGGCGATAAATCTCGATAATAAATGCCCGTACGGAAAACATGACTTGCATCCGATTATTGAAGGAACTCAAACGGTTGGAATCGTCTGCCTGCAATGCGGACACTCGGTCCGGGAGAATATGGAACACTCATCAATCACCGTCGGGGATAAAGAGATCCTTTTCCCGCCGACATTTTTTGAAGAATGTAAAATTATCACCACGCGGGATTTCAAACAACAGTATCACCGGAAAGATCCGCGATTTTAATCATCATATAACGAAAGGAATACACTATGAGCTGGTCCGTTGGATTTATTGGGAAGCCTGAAAAAATTGCCGAAGCATTGAATGCTGAGGCGAATAAACTTTCGGGTCAATCAAAGAAAGAATTCGAACGCGCATTGCCGCACATGACGGCATTGGTGTGACAGAATTTCGACAAAGAGGGATTTACCACATCTGACCCGGTAATCAAATTCACCGCGAACGGATCGGGCTATGCGCGGGACGGCGAACAATTGACGGGTTCGGTAACCGTTCATATTGAGCCAGTGTTCGGAATGGTGGCGCTATAATTGTTTTATGGCCGGATGATCTTTGGTGATCATCCGGGCACAATATGAAGATATTATACAATTACAAAGCATACGAAAATCCTCTATACGGTATTTTTTCAGTGGAAATAGTACCGAATGAATATAAGTTGCCCGAAGGATGGCTATGTGAGGAAAGAGAATTTCGAATAATCGGTGAATGCGACGACTCATACGTTACTCGGCTACAAGAAACAACTGGCAACGAATGGGGTGTTGAAGTGCAGGATAAATTTGTGTTGCCGATTGGAATACACAAATCAAGATTCATCCGGTGGGTAAGTAATCAATTATCATTATTTGACAATTCAAACATTGTTTCAGCGAGCTGAAGGATTTTTTATAATTATCCGGATACAATATTGGTGAAAATACTTTGCGGCCTTATAAAAAAAATATGTACCGGCAGGAATTGATTGAGCGCCACGGCGTTACGGCCGGGCTGCCGCTCTTCGATGAACGGAACGCTGCGCATATTCAGGCGAGAATCAATCACGTTCCTAAATCGATACCGGTCGCTACAGATACCAGGAAGATCTCGCATCTGGCAATTCAATTCAAAATTGGTGTAGAGCAACAGAAAGTGTTTGACGCTTTCTGCTCGGTCCCGGATGGAACGAATAAAGAGATCGCCGCAATGTTAAATATCGATGCGAGCACCGTTTCAGGACGCAATAATGAGCTCCGTAAACTCGGTTTAATTACTGTTTCAAGAAAGCGTCAGTGCTCTATTACAAAGAATATCGTAACAGCCTGGAGGGTGAACAATGTCGATCACGTCGCATAAGGAAATTGAGATCTGCAGCGAGTGCAAAGGGACCGGTGAGACCGATGCCGAGCAACGGCGGTCCGGTTATGAATCAGAATGGATAAAGGTCCCTTGCAACGATTGTAATCAGACCGGCCGCAGGATCAAAATTACAACAATTCAATATTTACCATTCAAACCGGAGGGGATATGATTTCGCTCGATGGCAATGTAATTCCGCCGCCGTTATCGGTACGGATTAGAAGATTCAAAATTAGAATGATCAGAAAACTGCTGTTAAAATATACAGAACAATTATGAAACGATTTGATAAAGTAATGATCAGCCAATTGAAGTTCGGCAATACGTTCTATTTCCCGAGCGATCCGAAGAAAACTGTGTGGAGCGTCAGTGAGCCAAACGAAGGGCAATATGAAGGGCAGAAGATACAGGTTACAAAGCTTCGATCCATTGAAAAGAAGAATGTTCGGCCGGATGTCGACGTAATATTTCTGAGGGCACAATGAATAACTATATCAACCTTATTCCAATTGATTATAAAACCTTTGAAGTAATTGCCGGTACACATAGAACGTTTATCCTTGGGGCTGTTATGGACCTCGGGAAAATTCAACTCGCTCTTAAACAGGGCTTTATGATACAAATTCACCCAAAGGATAAGAAATGAATCAGCAGCTGCATTTAATAGAACCCGTTGCTGATGCCACAACCGGAACGGCGGTTCCAAAATCTTGGCAACACATATTTGCGGGGATCTTTTGGTTCAAATATAAAGATGCCACAACGGAAGAATGCAAACTCGGATACGGCGCTTTAAAGAAGATGCTTAACCAGCACGCCGTTAAATATTGGGTTGACGAAGAGACCGGGCAGCCGGAAATACCGACGATTGAACAATGGACCGAGGAAGTGAACGCATTTTTTGAAGATCGGTTCGCGGCAAAGGAGCGGGGTTTTCATTTCGCATACCTCTTAAAGCAATACGGTTCTTTTAAAAAATACGCGCCGGTGAAAAGAGAAGCGGCCAGCGATGTGATGTTAATATACCAATGCAAGAATCCGGATTGCAAAAAAAAGATGGCCAATCCGAGATCCAAATGGCTTAAGTTCCGGGACCAAACAGCCGTCTGCAGTAATTGTAGAACAAGGTTTAACGTGAACGATGTATTGAACCAGGATGTAACCATTAAAAATTATTTACCAGGAGAGTTCAATGACAAACGATAATATTCTAATCGATAAGAGCCAAGAAACAATTGAAACATGGGCGTATGTCGAGATTATGGGACACAACAAGGTGGCGGGTCGTGTCTCTGAAAGGAAAGTCGGTGTTGCGGTAATGCTTCAAATTGATGTACCAAATCCCGAAGACGGATTCTCTCATTCCGTTCTTTATTCTCCGGCATCAATATTTAGCATTCAACCGACAACGGAAGATTGGTGTCGCAAGTTTATTGCTGCTCGTGTTGAATATTCAGTTTTACCGTACATCCCACAAACAAGGCAACTGGCGTCCGGCGATGATGACTTCCCGAACGAGGATTAATATGAGAGTAATTCCAATCGATGATTTCAATGACGTGATTCTCTTTGAAATGCAGAAGCTCAAGAACGAAGGTGATTTATGTGTTTTGACGTTCGGAGAGATATGGGGAGCCGCTGCCCGTGCAGCGGAGAATTTCTCCGCGCCGGTTGATTCGCACAAACAGCCGATACAATTCGCGGTCAGATTAATTGAGACTATCGAGTTACTCAAACGGATTGGATACCTTGAGGTGGAGAGAAATAGTAGAAAGAGAATCCGGTTAGTACGTTTGACTAAGGCAGGAAAAGAACATGTTTCAAAGTTGGTCTTTTCGAATCAGCAACGATGTGCAAGAGTATAATTGATAATGCCTCACTTTTTAAATATATTGTCTGTGTTCAAAACGTTCAAACTGTTCAAACCCAATGCATGTTGTTCGGCAAAATTATTGCCGGACAACACTTCTATTTGCGTGAGCGATAGGACGTACCATGCATTGGGACGTGAACGGTGTTGTCCGGCTATATTATCCGAGAGGCAGGGGTCTGAATGAACACTGCCGATGATAATAAGGGGAATATAAAAGAATTTATTAAGCTGATTTGGAAAATTACTTCCCAAAGCAGACAGGTTGAATTGAAAGCGAATTGGGATGGGAAACAGTGGCGCTGGACACCAAGCATAAGTGGAATGAAGGCGGATGAATGGAATCCGGATGGCATTGTTTTAGAAGAGCAACCTCGAATGGTTCATAGAAATAAAGGTTGACGTAATATTGTAATTTCGGTATTTTGAATTAAATAATTATCGCGGTTATCACTTAGAAGCCCCGATCAAATCGATGAACAATCGATATGATCGGGGTTTTTCATTTTAAACCTATGGCATACGAAGAAGAAAAAGCCCTTGCTCAAGTGATGTATGAACAGGACAAGGCAAATGCAAAAATGATCCACACTCAACTTGGTGTTCCACTGCAGACGGTTTATCGATGGATTAAGGAGGGTGCGTGGAAACAATATCGGACCGATAGAGTGCTGGATAAATTCGAAGCCTTTAAAAATTTTCAACAATTGCTCACCCAGAAATTCCAGGAGATCGGTTCACAGGAGGGTGTTTCAAAAGAAGATCTGCAGCTGCTGCAGCAGATGATTAAAACCGTCAGCGATATGGGGAAAGACATTGACCGGCGGGGGACGATTCTTCTCGGCATGCAAGAGTTCGTAAAATTCATTCGTTCGGAACATCCCGAAGTTGTGAATGATTTTGTTCCCTATTTCAGTGAATTTCCGAAGTGGGTCTCTAAACAGTATCCGGATGTGGCATAATGGCTAAAGTTACCAGTCAAAAATCATTCGAAAAAGAGTTCTCGCGGTTGATAGAGGACATTCGGAAACAGGCCACACCGTTTCTGAATGATACAACCGTAAAGAAAGAGGCACGTAAAAAGCGGTCCTCGACAGATCCATTTTTCTTTGCGGCAACATATTTCCCGCACTACATTCAGCTGGCCGATGGATATAAGGATGTTTGGAAAGATCCGGCAGCAAAGATCAATTGGGTAAAAGCGGGTTTTGCTGATTGCCACTCCAAGTTTTTTGAGATTTCCAACCTCAACAATAAATTTGAATTGCTCTTTGCCTTCCGCGAATCAGCAAAGGATACGCTCATTGCAAAGATTGAAACCATTCGGAAGATGGTTTTAAATCAGATCTGGTTCCACACACACACAGCGTTTTCCAATGATCACGCCACTTCGAAGATTATTCCGATAAAACTTGAATTCGAGCATAACGAGAGACTGATTTCCGACTTTGGCGACATGATCGGTACGACAAAATGGGAAGAATCCGAATTTATTACAAAGAACGGAGTGAAGGTCCAGGCGTTCGGCCGCGACGAAACAATGCGCGGGAGCGAAAACTTCGGTCACCGGCCAGATTGGATCATTATTAATGACGTGTTCGATCCCACAAAGCAGACGAATCCTTCAGTCATTCAAAAATACGTTGCATCGATAAAACAGGATGTGCTAAAATCTGCCAACTCGCCAAAGTGGGGAGCCGTTCTGCTTGGCAATTATGTGAGCAAGCAATCCGTTGAACACGAGCTTGCAATTGAGGCCGGTAAGTTAGGTTATGGCCTTAATATTTTCCGGGCAATGGTCGTCAATCCAAAGAAGACCGAGGAAGAACGTGAGATTGCACATCAGCTGAGGTTGAATAAGCTTCCGGACCATGAAAAGTCGGCATGGGAGTTTCGGCACCCGACACTGCGGCTGGCAAAAGAACGGGCCGCCGATGAAGACACCTTTGACGCTGAAATGATGATGCGCCCGAAGGATAAAAAGAATGCGAAGTTTAAAGATGATGATTTTCACTTCTATTCCCGGTCCGAGCTCAACGGCCGCAAACTGATCGCGTATACGTTTATCGATCCATCGGCAAAAAAAGCGAGTGATTATAAAGCGCAGATCACTCTCGGGGTTCCCATTGAAAAACAAGTCATGGAAATATTTGTTCTGAGCGCCTGGATACGGCAGGAATCCATTGACGCGATGCTCGAAATGGCATGGACTGATTTCAAATTGTGGAATATGAAAATTATTGGTGTGGAAATGATCGGTTTTGCGTCGCTCCTGGAGCGAGAATATCTGCGCATGATGGCAATAAAAGGTATTCCGCTTCCGATACACAAAGTGGAATCGGTTACGAATAAAGATGCAAAGATTGAATCACTCGTTCCAGTGGTACGATCGGGTTTGATCAAATTCGATCCGACACAAGGAGATCAGGCATTATTGATTCGGCAGTTTAAAGGTTTTCCGGATAAAACGGCGGTTAAGATGGGTGGAATTGGTGATGATGGACCCGATGCTCTTTACGAATGCTGGAAACTTATTCAACAATTTCCGGCCGGGTCTTCGGTGAATGAATATACATCTGGACAGAAAAGAGATGCACGTTTTAAGACGGGTGCGTTTTGATTTTGGATTTGCCAAAAGCAGTAATTCATAAAGCAGATCCGAGTTGGTTCTTAGGCGAAAATGTCTGTGAAATTTTATGGTTCCGTTGTTTAAATCCAACTCATGAACATCTGATGGCAATTCGAATATCGGAGACTCATCCGGTGTCAAAATTCGGTGGAAATAAATATTTAAATATTTGGAAAATGACTCGTGAAGAACACAGAATTAAAATTGAACCGAGCATTAATGCAAGTGAGTCTGGCTGTTTCCATACCGGCAACCCTGCGTATTTTCAAATTGTCGATCAAACGTTAGATCAATTATTGGACAAATTTTGAACGATGCGGCAATCCATATTACTGAGCATGCATTCAAGCGTTCGAAAGAGCGACTTGGATGGAATAAAACAACTACCGTGCGAATGGTTGAGTTGGCGGCAGTAAAAGGAATAGAACATAAAGATACCGTTGGAAGGTTGAACCGGTATCTTTCAAAATTGTATTTCACTGAGAGGAAAGCAAATAATATTCGGATCTATGGTGAACATATTTATTTATTTCACGACAGCACGTTGATCACGGTATTATTACTTCCAAATATCTTTAAAAAACATGTTCATTCAATCGGGGAAGTGTATGAGACGAATTAAGGCGTTCATTATTGCGACCATGTCGCTTTTTTCAAATGTAAATTTTAAACCGAAAAGAAGAGTTAAAATTAATATTCAGAGGAATAAACATCGTCGACTATTTTTGTTCCTGGAATTCATTTTCGATGTCCGGACGAATGGTGACGGAACTGTTACATTGAATTTGAAACAGCGCCCCAAGGCAAACTACGAGCGGGGATTATAATTATAAAATGTTCGAACACCAATGCATAAACATTTTATTAATTATTTATAGAGGTGCAGATTTAATGAACAAACTGTTCGCATATCCAGGAGGCAAATCGCCGATCCGCAAACAAGTGGTATCGGCATTTCCTCCGCACGATTCTTACAAGGGCTACATCGATGTGTTCGGTGGGTCCGCTGCAATACTTCTTGAGAAGGAGCCTTCTGCCGGAGAAGTGTTCAATGATAAGAACGATATGCTCGTTAATTTTTTCCGTGTTGTTAAACACCGACCGGCTGAGCTCGCCGAGCGTTCAAAGAATTGGCTTCACTCCCGGGCACTCTGGAATGAGTTTCGGAATTCAACAACGCGGCCGCTCGATGAGGTTGAACGCGCATTTATGTTTTGGGCGCGGCTGCAGGATTCGTTCGGAGCAATGGGGATGACGTTCGGTACCGCAAGGAATGGCATTCATTCGGTAACCAAATCGCGGGACTATATCGATCAGGTATCGGAACGGCTGAAGGGCGTTCACATTGAATGCGCCAGCTTTGATAAGTGCATAAAAATGTATGACTCTCCGGATGCGTTCTTTTATCTTGACCCTCCATACCCGGGCACAAAAGGCGGTGAGAGCAATTACAATCTTTTATCGCTGGAGGAATGGCAGCAGCTGAAGGATCTGCTTGACAATATAAAAGGGAAGTTTCTCCTGTCGTGCAATGACGATCCGTTTGTGATGAAACTATTCAAAGGGTATCAGATTCAGAAGATCAAAGCCCGGGTAACTCTGGCAAAAATTAATAATCCGGAGCCGCGTACTGAAATTCTGGTGAGCAATTATCCAATGCCGAAAGTGTTGAAGCCCGGAGCGGCATATTCTGCGGACCGACCGGCGGCGAAGAATCATCGTCGGGTGAAGGTAAAACAATCAACAAAGGAACGTGCGTGAAAGATGGTTTAAAATACGCGAGTTACATTATTGTGAGCCTCGTAATCGCGTACATTTGCCTCACGTTGCGACAATGTGGCCCGGTCGGGGATTTGCCCGACCGGGTTGTTCTTCCCACGGACAGCGCGTATTTGCCGGTCGTTATTCAGGAGTATAAGCCCAAATCAACGCCGTTTGAAAAGCCGGTGAAACCAGTTTCAAAACTCCCCAGGAATGTAAAAGAATCGGATATAAAGAGAGTGATCACCATTAAAGGCAAAGAAACCGTGCAGATTATAGAGACAATTAATGGTGAGATCCATGTTCCCCGGCAAGGTGACTCTACAGAAGTGCGGCTAACAAATTATTCGTCGCCAATACTTCAATTTGGAATCTTTGCAGCTGCCGGGTTTAATTTAGGATCGGCGGCCGCCTCGCCTTCCGTCTCAATCTCTCTTCTAAAAATAGAGGGTAAAATATTCGCACCGGTCTTTGCGGCGGATTTGAAAAGCGTCGGAATGGGAATCGGGTATCAGTTCTATTATGATCTTACAGTCACACCATTGTTGATGTGGAATTATTTAGACGCGCAGCGCACAATAAAAATCAATGTGAGTTTTCAATTATGATGAATCCAATCAAGAAACTATCGCTTGCTGTGAAGGCAGGGATTAAAACATACGGTGAACGTCCTAACACCGAAGAGATAAACACGGCGTCACTCTTCAACCGTTACGGAACATATCCTTCCAATGGGTTGACGCCTGAAACTTTGGCAACGATATTGAAGGAAGCCGATGAAGGCAATATCTCCAGGCAGATGGAACTTCTTAGCGAGATCCAACAGAAAGATCCTCAGATCTTCAGCTGCTTTGACCGGCGGCGGCGTTCTGTTCTGAAACGAAAATACCAGGTGATTGCTGCTGATACAAAGGATGAGGCGTATAAGCTGCATGCCGAATTTGCGACCAAGGTCATCCTGGGAATTAAAGATTTTCAGGGGGTCCGGTTCAACGGATTGGATGCGGTGGGAAAAGCTTTCTCTACGCAACAAATAATGTGGAAAATCGATGATGCGGGAGATCCGGTGATCGATAGGTTTATTCCACTGGATCAGAAGAACTTCCGTGCGGGTATCGCATCGGACCCAAAATCAGATTTGAATATACTTCGCCGATTAACCGATGAAGCGCTGTTGGACGGTGTTGAGATCGAAAAAAATAAATGGTTTATCCCGATTATAAAAGCAGTCTCGGGCGACATTGGCCGCGCCGGGTTACTTCGCACGTGCACCTGGTATTATTTGTTCAAAAATTTTGATGTGAAGGCGTGGGTTCAATTTGCCGAGCTTTATGGTCTTCCGCTGCGGCTGGGGAAATATGCTCCGGGCACCGGTGATGAAGAACGAAGAGAATTACTGCGAGGGCTCGTCAGTATTGGTCAGGATGCAACGGCAATTATTCCGGATAATTCCAAAATTGAATTCATTGAAGCGGCTCAGAAAGCTTCATCGTTCGATTCCTTTGAAAAGCTCGCAGACTATTGTGACAAACAGAATTCGAAAGCAATTCTCGGCCACAGTGCATCGATTGACTCCACAGCCGGGAAACTTGGCGGTGAGGATAATGCTGGTGACGCTATCTATGATCTTGTTGAAAGTGATGCATCTGCATTCGATGCTGCGTTTAATGATCAGGTTATTAAACCGCTCATTAATTTCAAGTTCGGGATACAGAAGTATTATCCGACGTTTCAAACAATTGTTGTTCCTCCGAAGGACCGAAATTCCGAATTGGATTTGATGAACAAGTTCCAACAGCCGATCAGCAAGCAGTATTATTATGAGACTGTTGGAATTCCAATTCCCGCCGAAGGTGAAGAGGTTGTCCTTCCGGCGCCGGTTACATCACCGTTTGGAAGTCCGTTCGTCGGACCGGTATCAGCAAAACAGATCTTCGCGGTCGACAGTAAAAAAAAACTTTAAACCAAACTGAGGAAGAATTATATGTTCGGACTCTTGCTCAGTTGGCTTCGGATAAAGTTGAGGCTGGCATTGGTGTATACGACATTCTTATTTCAGCACTCAATGAACTTGTTAACAAAGCCGGTTCATACTCCGAATTTGAAGCGGCAATACCAACACTTGTTTCCGTCCAATTTATCAATAGCCTCGGAACGCTACTTACCGATTCGCTCACAGCTGCTGATTCAATTGGACGCAGTGAAATCGTCAATAAGGATAAAGAGTTCAGCGATGGCAAAAAGGTTCTTTCTGCCAAGTTTAAAATCGGCAAACATGTCGCCCGGGCAGACGGTATCCGTTGGATCTCAGCTGCCGACTCCGGAGTGAAAATATCGTTTGATCTCACTCCTAAAAATGCTCTGGACTATTTCAGAAACAAAGCGTTTTGGATCAGTGGAATTGAGAATGAGAAGTTTATTGCAGAAGTAAAACGGTCTCTTGAGCGGGCTTTGTCGGATGGTTCTACCTATCAGGAATTCGTCAATAATTTCCGGCAGCTGTATCAGAGTTACGGCATTGTCCCGGACAACGCAATTCGAATCGACACAATTTTTAGAACCAATCTATTTACATCCTACACGGCCGGTCTTGTTAAACAGGTCGACCAAGTAAAAGAGAGCTTCCCGGTCTGGCGGTATGTATCGATCCTGGACAATAGAACCAGGCAGTCGCATCGGAACTTGAACGGCAAACTCTTTCGAAATGGTCCATATCCTCCGATCTCGTTTAATTGCCGGTGCACCCCGCAATTCCTCCACAAGTTTCAGCTGGACAAGATCAGTGAGCCGGTCAGCGATTCAATCTATGATTTTATCGATCCCGAGGAAGTGGTTGATTTTCTTAGCGGCAATTCGTGGGACTCATGGCTGGCCGACAATCCGGTGTCATCGGAGATTCAAACTATCGTTGAAGATGCTCTTTCCTGA